TTGTGCTATCCTTATTGCTGTATTTTTTAACTCATACGCATTAAGTTTAGCTAGTGCAGAATCACGCTCTTCATTTGCTTTTTTTAACTCATACTTAGCTTTTTGTTCTGCATCCATTTTAGCCAATTTCTCGGCTTCTGTTCTTTTAGATTGCTCTTCGGCTTCCCACTTTGTTCTAGCAGTTTCTAAAGCCTTTTGAACACGTCTATCGAACTCTGCTTGATACGTTTTATCACCCAATATTTCATCGAATGTTAGTGGTGTATCTTCCACTTGTGTAGTTTCTTCAACTACGTTTGTATTTCCTTGTTCCACTGTATTTCCTCCTAATCTTGCCCACGTTGTTCATTGCCCAACGCATTCAAATAAAAAGAGAGCCAATGCTACTAACATCGGTTCTCTCTATTTGGAACTCTATTTTGGGCTTTTTAAGCCCTATGGGATGGTGATAATTCTATCACAATGTAATTATACTATCTTTTTGTTTTGGTGTCAAATACCACAAAAAAACACATATTTCTATGTGCTAAAAAGAAAGGTTCGACTATTGCATTGCCGCAATGTCAGGACATCATCTACTCTTGGTAGAGATGTATTGCTTACTTCCTTACGGAATATGATATGTTGTTTCCTTTTATCACCCATATCATCATTTAAAAGCGTTGTGAGCATACACCTAGTTAACAAAGTGTATGAAATAATGTGCTAGTCAATATCTAGAATTATTTATCACACATTATATAGTGCTATTAATTAGCACTACAGAATAGATATAACCCTTTAAAATAATAGCTCTCGTGCACTCTAACTACTATTTCCACCCTCTCAGTTCTAACTTTCCAGCTATGTAATAATACATTGTACTCGTTTAAAGGTTATGCTGAACTATTTCTATATCTACTCTGTACTACTAAAAAGTAGTACTATACAATTTGGAATGATATGTGTCCGTTGTTGGACATTTTAATTATATCATTTCTCCTTCTTATTGTCAATTGTATTTATTGTCTTGCACTTTGAACATTTAATCTCTATTTTTCCTATAAACCAGCCTATGAATAACAACTTATGGCATTTTGAACACCTATGTTCCATTAATCAAATCCCCATGGTTCTAATATGCAACGACAATTTATGTGTGATCCAATTTGTTCTCCTATAACAATATCATCTATGTTATATATCTTGCCAATATATTGTTCGCATATTTCACAAGTTTTTTCGTCTAGTATTCCTTTTATACGCACTTTTGTTATTCCGTAATACTTAAATATCTGACGTCTCATTTCATTCACTATAAGCGCTATTTCGTTGTCTATTTGCCCCGAAAATTTGTTCTTACTGGTGGGCTTATAGTTTATTTCTCTTTTTGTTTGTTTTTCTATTAAGTCTGTGTGTACTTTAAGTTTATCTTCTCTTAAATCTATTACTGCTTGTTTATAAGTTTGATTGGAGTTATAGTCAATTATGCTTGCTATATGTTCATCCCATGTTACACCTAAATTATTTGGCATTGCTAAAAAGTGTAATAAAAATATATGCTCGTAAACAAACGGATGCCTTCTGAACTTTCTTCTTTTTCTTGACTTTGCTATCCCTTCTACTTCTGCTATTGTTGATTTTGTTACTCCCTGTGCTATTTCGTCAAACATCGCTAGTTGGCTATCATAGTTCTTCTGATATACCTCTGCATACTCCATTAATAGCATAACTCGTAATATTTCGTTGTTTTTTATACGTGTTCTATTTGCATATTTATTTACCATATAAGACACATAATCATTTTTTGTATAATTCTCTTTAAATAGTCTTAATCGTGTCTTAAACTGCTTTAAAATATCGTTATTGGCATATTGATAGAGGGTGGGGAACTCAAACCCCATATTGAATACATTTTGAATACGATATTCGAGTTCTTTATCATTTTTACGTTGCCCCTTTAAATACTCTTTTAGCTTTTCATCTACATAATTCCACATATCAGTATCACCTCAATCGGTATTAAGTATAATAAACTAACTACTATGTTAATTGGTATTATCTTCTTTTTCTTTATCTGTTCCATTGTTAACGCCATTAGATTCATCGTTGTTATCACTATCAGATAAATCTTTAGTATTGTCATTTTTAAACTCCTTAGCTCTTTCTATAGCTTCTTCCATATTTTCTTCATTTTGTTCTTTCATTTTCTTAAGTTCGCTTTCAGCATCTATGTCATAAGGTAAATGCTCTAGTATTGTAGCATCACTTATTAATCCTCTTAACTTCAACCATGTATCTACTATCTCGCCCTCGTCTGTTGGTACTGATGTATTTATTGTGATTAATATATCTCTAAAATCAAACTTCTTATTCTTTTTAGTATTGATTCTATCAGTTATGTTTTCCCACATTCTAAGTAGTTCTTTTTCTAATGACTTAACTGCTTCTTGTTGACTTGTTTGCAAACCAAAAAACTTCTTCATTAATGCTTTGTTACTATCTGCATTTGTAAATCCTTCGTCTGTTATATTTGGTATAAATGTTAACATTAATATATAGTCAAGTAAAGTCTTATTCATTAGCTCTACGCTTTGACTATCTACTGTCTTTGTTATCCAGTCTATATCTCCACTTTGGTCTGGTGTATAAAATACTTTGGCATTAAGTAAAGCGTTGTCTTCTTTAATTCTTGCTTGATTTACATTTCCATCAACATCTAATACTGGGTTTTGTGGTGTAAATCCTGTTACTTTTAATTTACATCCATTGTCATTATATTCCATCATATTTGATGTATTATTTATACATTGTTCTAGTTTGCTTATTAAATCAAGTACATTCTCAAATAATGCTCCCGTTGTGTTCTCACATCCATAGAATGGCACTAGCATCCATTTTGTATCTTCTCTTAATGATACATCTTCTACGTACTCGTCTTTGTTTGGTTGTCCATCTTTAAAGTATCTTTTGCTTTCTAACGTTGTGATAATAGCATTTTGTACGTCATTACCTTTACTATCTTTTGTCTTGTAATATTGTACTGCTCCTATTACTTGTACTGGTGTAGAATAGTTATATATTAACTCACATTGCCAGCTTGGTACTCTTGCATATACTTGCTCATTTTCATTGTTTTCATAATTAAGCCACGTACAAGCGCCTGTTGAAAAGTAATCTAAGCATACTTGTAAAAAGAAATCTCCTAAATCATTATAGTCATTAACATAGTCTATCATTGTTTTAAACTCATCAGGATTAGCTTTTTCTCCAAATACCTTATTAAACAAGTTTTTAATTATTCCTTGTTTCTTTTCATTTGTTTCTACATTAACTGTAAATGATGGTTCTGTTCCTGCCATATACCCTGTTGCTACTTTACAAGTATATGCTTCTAATGGTATTCCATTCTTCTTTGTGTATTTGTCCCTCATTTGTTTTCTATGTTCTAATATTGGTACAACCTCATTTATTATTGAAGTTGCATTGTTTGAATTTTCGATATATTCTCTTGTAAATTGTAACATCTAATTACCCCTCCTATATTATATTTCTATATCCAAAACTTAATGTGTTACTTCTTGTGTAATCTTCTACTGCATATCTACAAGCATCTATACTATGGTTGTTTTCATCAGGATACTTGCTTTTAAAATCACCATACTTGTCTTTTTCGTACTCATACATTGTAAATTCTCTTGCTGTATTAGGACATCTTGTATTATCTATTATTATTTCCTCTAGACTTTGTAAAAACCTTATTCCATATTCCACACTATCTGGTCCTTTTACTGCACCTTTTACTCTTAATCCTAAATATCTTAACTCATCAATGCTTTTAGGCTCTGCTGAATCACAAGTAATATAAGACTGTCCTATCTTTATTTCCTTTATTAATTCGTATAGTTTTCTGTTGCTCAAATTTTGTTTATAGATTTCATTAAAAATATACAACTTTTTTCTAGTCTTGTCAAAATGCACTTGAATATAACAAGCAGGATCGACTGCATATCCAAAGTCGCATCCGTCTAATATATTATCAAATGTATTAATCTCTTCTTGTTCTATATGTCTTATAGTAATATTATCAAATACTGCTCCACCTGTTCCTGTTGCCTCACCCAAATACTCGTTTCTATATGCTAGTTCTTTTGTTTTCTTTAAGTGTTCTGCTTCTATAAAAAATTGTTCTCCTAGCCATTCTCTTGGTACATCTAAATACGTTGACTTGTGTAGTATCTTATCTGGTCTTTCTTCTAGTGCTTCTGCATTTACCCAACTATTAATTGATTTAGGTGGGTTGTATGAATAAAAACAAGTAAATATTTCGCCACCACGCATAAATGTTTGATTAATTGTTCTTATCTCTTCCATACCAAAAAACTCATCAACTTCTTCATACCATAAATATCTACAATACCCTTTTCTAAATCTTGTTGACTTTAATTTTTTAGGATCATCTGCACCTCTAAATAATATTTGTTGTCCTGTAGGTAAATAAACCATCTCTAGTGGGCTTTTCTTTATCTGCCAATAATTATATACTCCCAACTTCTCAATAGCCCATATAAGCTGACTAAATACACTATCTGCAAGTGTTCGTTCTACTTTTCTCATTACTACAGCATTTGTATCTGAATTCTTCATTATTCCTAGTATTATTTCTATGCTTATAAAACTTGATTTAGTACTTGCACGTCCTCCTGCACACCATATATGTGAGTATTTATTTTGTTTTATATCTTTGTGTAATTGATAAAAAGATGGTGCTATTGCTTCTGTAAGTTTCATAACCCCATCTCCTATATATCATCATTTATTATTGGTTTCTCTATTACTTGTTGAACATCTACTGGCTTTTGCCCTGATGTATCTCTTATAAATGTTGCACTTTGTAAATCTCCCTTTAATGCCTTCTGTAGTTGTTGTATCATTATTGCTTGTTCTACTGTTATGTTTTTACCTTTTAATTCTGCAAAACTTTGTATATCATCTGTTGACACTTCTTCATCTTTTAATGGCATTTCTAATAACCATTTTACTATATTTTGCATCCCCTTTTTTTCTCTTCTTGCTTTTATTGAATTTTCATTACCTCTCTTGGCTTCTTCTTGGGTAAACTCATGTCTTTCTCCATCTTTGTATTTTAAATTTTCTATGTTTCCCATTTTATCCACCTCTATCATATTATAGCATTATTTAATCTTATTGTCAAAAAAAGAACTACCCTTTGTAGTCCTTTATTAATTTCTCTATCATATTACTTTTACTTCTGTTTTCTTTTTTGGATATTTTTTCTAATAATTCCCATATAGACTTATCTATGTTTATACTTCTAATTATTTTCATTTTTCATCAACTCTTTTACTACTTAAAAATGTCACTTTTTCTGCTATGGCAAATAAATTATTTTCTCTTTTTTCTAATCTTCCTTTTATTCCTATTAAATCTCCTTTTTTGCAATATTCAACTGTATTTTCTGCTACGCCATGAAATAGCAAACAATCTATAAAATCTGTTTCATATTCTCCATCTTCATTTTTATAACTTCTTGGTACTGCTAATATTAAATTACAATATTTTTTACCATCCATATCTTCTACTTTTAAATTATCTGTTATTCTTCCTACTAATATTACTTGATTTAACATTTTTATTCCTCCTTATTTTATATCATCAATATATTTTTCTAATTCATCTGCTATGTAATCTAATACTTCTCTTATATCTTCTATACTATTTTTTGTTAAATGTAATTCTCTTAACATTGCTATTAAATTTTGATATTCTAATACGCTATTCATTTTTATTCTCCTTTCTTTATTGCAATTATATTATATAACATTTATATAAAAAAGTCAATAGTTTTTTGAAAAAAAATAAGGTTTTTATGCCTTATTCTTATTTATATAATATAAATGTATAATTACTAATATACCATTTAATAACCACACACTAAATGCATTAATTAAAAGACCATATATTACAAACATTATTGCGCCAAATATATTAATTGTTCTTATTTGCTTTTCTTTTTTAAATAAAAAACTTATTAAAACTAATATACTTGCTATTATTCCTAATATCTCCATATTATTTACTTATATATTTTTCGCATTTTTTTATAGATATTTTAGTAATAGGATAAAAAATTATTTCGTATAGCACTTCAAATATTGTTCCTCCTATTATCATTGAGTATATTGCACCCATTGGTAAAATACCTAAGAACGCAACAGTAGCAAATACTGCATTGTCTAAAAATTGGCCTATTATTGTTGAACTTATTGCCCTAACAAACAATGATTTTGGAAATTTCTTTTTTAATTTAACCATTATTCCGCTATTTGTTAAAGAACCAATAATGTAAGCTGTAAAACTTGCTATACTAATTCTTAATGTCGTACCTAATATTGTCTTAAATTGAACTTGATTGTTCCAAAATTGTGAACTTGGTAAATGTATTGCCAAAGTAAATAATAATACTCCTACAAAATTCATTAAAAACCCAAGTAACACCATTCTTTTTGCGTCTTTATAGCCATATAATTCTGCTATAATATCTTGTATTATAAAAACAATTGGTGATACTAAAATTCCTGTTGTGACAGTGAATACTGTTATATCAATTTGTTTTGTAGCTAAAATATTTTGTATAATAATAGCTCCTGTGTATATTCCAAAGAATATTTGTAATAATTTGTTTTTTTTCATTTTTATCTCTCCTTGATTTTTTTAGGTAGGGTTTCTGCGAACTACCTTTTATCCATATATTTTTGAAATTTTACCCACTCTTTAAAATTGTGAGCAACCAATTTATTAAGTAAAACTTTTTTGTTTCCTTTGTTAATTGGTCTTGAAATAATGTATTGTCCATTAAAAAAATGAACTTGTTGACCTAATGCGCCAGCTTTCGTCCAACTTGCACTATCAACACTATAAAATTTATAGTTTTTCAACTCTTTTGTTTTTGTGAATCCTAATCCGTGTACTTTCACCCCCTTTGTATAAGCATAATCTACCATTTTTTTAATTAAAGGCCATTCTTGTTTTTTAACATGAAAAACCAAACCGCCTACAGCAACATATTTATAGTTTTTACACATTTTTTTCCAATATTCTATACCTCTTCCTTTGTGCCACACAGGAATACATTTTTTTGAAGTTTCTTTTTCTAACTTTTTTCTCATTTCTTCAACAAATTCAATGCCAAATATTGTATCAACATCCAATTCAAAAAAATATTTTATGTCATATTTATTAATAAAATTGATGTATTTTTGTAAATATTCTAACAATGTTTCTTTTGTACATTTTGCACCACTCATATAACTAAATGCACCACTGTCTAACAAAAAATTTTCTTTACCTACATCATTCAACACTTTTAAACAAGTTTTTTCACCATTAAAAAACGTCTCCAAACAATATAAAGGTTTACATTCTTTAAACATTTTGCTTCTAATTTCATTGTTGAATCCAGATGTTGTTGCAGCTAAAAAAATTCTCATATTTCAATTTTTTCTCCACAATGTGGGCAAATTATTTCTTTTTTTTCTTTTTCTTTTGTTATTTCTGTATCTTGTAAAAAATCACTATCATTTATATTTAAATCAACATTTATAAACCCAAAATCTTCCATATTTATATCTAAAACACTGTCTAATTCTTCATTTAATAAATCAATATTCCACTCTGCTTTTTCTGATACTTTATTGTCCGCAAGTCTAAATGCTTTTATTTGTTCATCACTTAAATCATCTGCAATAATACATGGTACTTCTTTTAATCCTAATTCTTTACTTGCTTTGTATCTTGTATGCCCTGCTACTATTACATTATTTTTATCAATTATTATAGGCACTTTAAATCCAAATTCTTTTATTGAATTAGCAACATACTTTA